GGCCCCTAAAGGCCCTACCGGATCAATACTCTCACCCCACATCCAAGAGGTAATATGTATGCGTACACGTGAAAAGCAAAATTCGGTTATAGGATCGATGCGGAGGCCAGGGTTAGATAATACCCGGCTCCAACAGATCCATCACCTTATAACGCAAGACATTTATAGTACGGTACACATTCCAGGTCAATATTTCAATAGTGTTGAAACCACCCGTGAGGGTTCCTGGAATGGCCGAGGGTTTGTTAACGAGTACCAGAACTTTATCCCTGACGGGATACTGGATCTCGATCCTCAGCTGTTAGAATACGACGCGTCCTATTTAACTAGAATGGCCACCCGCCTTGCGGCGGATGTGAACCCATCTAGTGGACCCGGTGGCTTAGACGAAACGTTCGGCGAACTGCATGATGCACTCAACCTTACTAAGTTTACCGCCACTAACGCTCTTAATACTTATGGGAAAGCCTTCCTTACGACCACCTTTGGGTGGATGCCCGTCCTTAAGGACGTGTATTCGATAATGGCTGTAGTAGCCGATATTGAACGTATGTTAGAGCAACTCAAGAGATTAAGAGCCGGTTTGTCCGTTTCCGGTACAAAGCGTCTGCAAATTGAAACTAAAGAGCTGTACGGGCGAAAAATCGTACAGTCCTATGGAGCTTGGACGGAAGCCGAGTTGCATGAAGTTCGTTCCCTTAAAGGGCACGTCTTTGCGCGCTATCGGCCTACACCTGGCTCTGTCATTTCATTTGCTTCGGAACAAGAGTTACGCGTTTTGGCATACGCACTTGCGAAGGGCTTACAATTCGATATATCCACGGCATGGAATTTAGTTCCATGGTCTTGGTTAATCGATTGGGCGTTCAACGTTGGTGACTACCTTAACGCGGTACGCAATTCCATTGGCTGCGAGCTTACTGAGCTCTACGCATCCGTGCAAACGGAAACGAAGATCGGAATTACGTACCTCAATGTCCCGACTCACTTATTGGGTCCCTACAACAACGTTGTGAAACGTGGTAAGAAACGGATCCCTTTAAAATTGGATATCCTCCCGACTTGGCCGATAATTAACTCGGCTAGGTTAGGAACAATAAGCGCCTTGACTGCCAGTCTCGTTGGTAATATTGCTAACGTGGGGCCTAGGCCATTACGTTAGCTCAACAAGATTGGAATTTTATATGAGTAAGATCACACTACCCTGGGATAATTCCGTTATGGAAGTCCCTTTCATCCAAACTGACGCGTTGAACACAAAGTTCTATAAGCGCGTCTCGGATGCTACGATTGAATTAAACGTGCGCCACACTCCTGTTAAGCGGAAATCCGCCACAGGCTCTACCGTTTATCGGCACAATGTGGAACTCGTCTTCACTCGATTCGCTGTGGGTGACATTCCTGCAATTCCTTATAAACTGTATTTCGTTATAGAAGTGCAAGAGGATTGCAACGAAGATAACCTCAAGACCCTTGCAGGATCTCTTGGCCGTTTGATGGCTGATGCCAACTTCGTGTCCACTCTGCTTGGGTTGCAAAGCGGCGCCGCGTAGCCTAACAACTACGCGTGCTAGTGTGACTGAATACCTACCTCACTAAATAAGGAGCTAAGTATGAAAAGTCAGACCCTTACGGGCTTACTCGAAGCCTCTATCGTTGCTATCCTTCGGGGGGACGCGAAAGCGTTCCTCCTTGGGTGCTGTGACGACTTGACTTCACTCAATGTATGTCTTGAAAAGGATGTATTGAGAGTGATCCATAATATAGAACACAGAGGCATGGGTTTCATTACCCACGACCTGCCAAACTTGGGTGCAGCCTTGTTAGCTGCACTTGAGTCTAAGTCTATCGCCCCAATTGACGCTTTTAAGCGTCGAAAAGGGTCCAAACTGCCTGCATTTATGCACGAAATCTGGAGACTTGTGTTCTGTAGTACGACTGGTGAGCTTCTTGAAACTCCCAACGAAGATGCAATTTTGCTCATTAGAGCTGTATCTGACATTGGTAAGAAGCTCGAAGTAAAAATCCACCCTAAATATGAAAGAAGAGCTTATGCCCAATACATCGCAACGGACGCGGGTTTACCCGCCCCCAGCAAATACTGGACGACTGACGATAGCCATATTCCTGTCTGGAATAATGGTTCTCTCGTCTGCTTTTCTGACGATATGGCTCATCCTCTATCTTGTGTTCCAAGGAACGCGGACGGAGTACGGCGGCCTGCCCTCACGGGCAGTCGGTGGTTACTTGCCAACCTCCAAAGATTCTGCGACGGATTCAATATCCGTCAGCCAGAGTATTACCCCTCTACCCACGTTGCGAAACGTCGATCGGAAGGGTTCTCAGGAGTAAGGCACGGTCCCGGTGCTACTGCAACCGGCAACGCTCAGTCTGATAAGTACGATTTCCAGAATTGGTCCAGCCGCTTAGATGCGGTTTTTCCAAAAGAGGATTTCTTGCCTATCGCGTTGTTTGGTGAGAGTGAAGAAAGTCTTTCGGACGAGTGCGTTCCCAGTAGGGTTTGCGCTGTACCAAAAGACGCGAAGAAAGTTAGGTTGATTGCTTGCGAACCGTTGGAAAACCAATGGACTCAACAGCTAACTGCGGATTTTATCTCGCAGAACATTCTACCTAATTGTCATGGTCAAATTAAACTTAATGACCAATCACTTTCTCGAAAGGCTGCTGCTAAGGGCTCCATAACGGGGCACTTGGCTACTATCGACCTTTCTGATGCTTCAGATCGTTTGTCTTGCTACGTAGTAGAAAGGGCGTTCCGCAAAAACGTCACGCTTCTAACTGCACTACGCGCACACCGAACACCCAGGACTATTGTCCCTGGCCACGGTGTGATTAACTTGAAAAAGTTTGCGTCGCAAGGCTCTGCGGTCACTTTCCCGATACAATCAATTGTGTTCTGGCTGATATGCCAGTCGATCGCCTGTAATGGCGACTACACAAAATTGGGAAAAACACCTCGGAGCAGATCCATTCGCGTATATGGTGATGACTTAGTTTGTCACACCGATGATTACGAGAATATCTGTTGTCTTATAGATTATCTCCAATTGAAAGTTAATAGGCTGAAAAGCTACTCCCACGGTAGATTCCGTGAGAGCTGCGGCGGCGACTACTATAATGGTGTCGACGTTACTCCTATTAAGTTGAAAAAGATAATCGATCTACGTAAACCGTCTACTCGTACAGCATTAATTGATGTCATTAACAACGCCTTTAAGGCAGGTTTTTGGCATCTTTCAAATGCGCTTATTGACCAACTCCCGTCCTCCGTTGTAAAACGGCTTCCGGTTGGAGCTATTAAACTCCGTAAAGATGGTGCACGAGCAGAAGGGCCGCCTTCGTTTGAATCCTTTACTGGGGGTTACACAGACCACTTGCATAAGCGGTGGAATGAGGACCTTCAGGTCGAGGAAGTCAGGTCTTGGAGTTTGCATACCAAGGCCTTACGGCTAGATCGATCGTGGCGCGGGCGCGTTAAGAAAGGAGTCTATGAAATTCCTTATCTGTCCGAGGGTTATACCTCGGATATTCTCGCCCGGGGTAAGGACCGTGAGGTTCTTACTTGGAAGGATGTCCGCTTGTTCAGCTG